CATTTATGCTCGTGCGGAATCTCTGAATGATCCGTATCCAGAATATTAGGCTCTGGATGAGCAAAGTCAACAGTAAATAAGTATTTACCAGGGTGCCATTTTTTGTCTTTTCCTATGTATTTACCAGCTTGTGCTTCTAAAATATCCCAAGAATGCACAGAAGGATAATAACTGAAACAATTCCAAAGCTGAAGCTCGTCCAGTCTACGCCTAGGTACATCGGTAGGTTTAAAACCACGTTGTATAAATGCTGTAATCGGGAGACGATAGAAGATCGCACCGTTTTCCATAATTGCATGGAACAAAAGCGATTTACCAGTGATTGAACTAATGCCGAAAATAATACAGTCTTCAACTTCGCCATGATGACTTTTAAGATCATATAAATACTCTCTCCTTATTTGAGCATATTCTACAGGAATGTTTGCGTTTAAGTAAGCCATAATTAATCATATATATCACCCCAAGTTTTGCCTGATTCATAATCGACTTTATTGGGAACTTCTAAACTAACAGCATTCTCCATAATATCAATTATTTTCTTTGCCGCGTCATCAGACTCAACTGAGATATCTAACTCGTCATGTATTTGTATGTGTGGTACCACACCTTCATTATATAAATCTACCATAGCTTTTTTTGTCATGTCTGCAGCAGATCCTTGTATTAATTTATTTAAAGCTTTGTAAGTAAAGGCTCTTCTAATTCTACCTCTTCCGTAAGTTCTTTCAGCTTCTTCGTAATCCATAGGTTTATGCATACCAAATTGATTTGGTTCCCATTTATTAAACCTACACCTACGTCCTAATAGTGTTCCAATAGATCCAGATGTTTGAGCCGTCTTTGATGTGTAATTCATAAGATCTCTAACAAAAGGAACGTTGGTATGATAAGTATTAAATAGTTCTTCAGCTTCTTCTTTTGTATTTAAACCTAATTCTGCCTGTAGCTTAGCTTTACCCATACCGTAAAAAAGACCCAAATTGATCGTCTTAGCTTGTGTTCTAGATATGTTTGCCATGTCTGCAACTGTTTGATGAAAGTCAACAGTGTTGTCCTTAAATTTATCTACAATATTTGCTACAGAATTATCAAAACATATTGGCTCTGTTGTTGCAGCATAATGCACTACAAGTCTTGGCTCTTGTTGACTATAATCAAAACAACCCCACTTGTGATTCTTTTCTGGTATAAATAAAGATCTAATCATAGGTCCTAAATCTTTGTTTCTTGCAGGAATTTGTTGTAGGTTTGGATTAGAATAACTAAATCTTCCTGTGACTGTACCACCTTGGTCTGATCTAACAGGATTTATATCTGCATGTATTCTGCCTCTGTATTGATGTTTTAATATTGTATCTATAAAAGTTGTGTGTGCCTTGTTTATCTCTCTAGCTTTTGCTATATTTTGAACCACAGGGTGATTATGTGTGGAAAGGAAGTTTTTTGTAAATGAGGGTGACTTTGTTTTCTCGGTCCTATGGTATGATAAGGAGAGTTTGTCGAAAACTTTGGCGATCGATCTTGCTGCCCATATTTGAACATCTATTCCTGTTTGCTTTTTTACTTCTGATAGGAGTGACTCTTCCTGTTGTGATAACTCTCGCTTCAATTTATGAGCATGTTCGACATCGACACACACCCCTTTAAATTTCATATCAATCAAACATGGAAATAGTTGTGTTTCTAAATCAAATATGTTTGTAAGATTTTGCTTTGTTATCTCTCTTGATAAAACTTTAAATAATTCTAGTGTAAGTTCAGCGTCTTTTTCTGCATAACTTCCAACATACATTGCAGGTAGTTTATATAATTCTTTTTTAGGATCTATACCCCAAGACTCTGCAGCTTCTTTCAAAGCTTTTTCATCTTTTACTTCTCTTAAATAATCATAAGATATACTGTTCAACGTATACCATAATCTATTCTCATCCACTAAAGATGCCATAACCATGGTATCTATAATATGTCCATTCACAGAAATGCCGTACGCTTTTATCCAACACACATCGTACATTGCATTGTGAAAAATTTTTACAGCATCTGTTGCACAAACTTTTTTAAACCATTCTAAAACTATTCGTCTGTCCATATTACCACCACCTTCATGCGCGATAGGATAATAACCAGACCAACCATCTACAGCTACTGCAACACCAACTATTTCTCCGTGCCCTTGTATTGCCCCAGAACCTTTTGACTTTAAGTCAGGATCTTTAGTTTCTAAGTCGATTGCAATATACTTTGCATCAGATAAATCTGGAAAGTGTTCAGGGCAATCCCATTCTATTTGAGCTGTAAACATTATTTCTTTTTATCTTTTAACTTAAGTATTTCTAATTCACAATAGTGAATTATTTTCTCTAGATCTTCTATCTTATTTTTAGATAAATATCTACAGACATATTTCACAACACAGCCTTGGAAAAACGAAAGGTTATTTTTAGAAATAAACTCATACGGCTGTATGTGAAAATTTTTGTAATGTGAACCTCCTACCTGCCTGTTTTGTGGAAACACTTTAAGTAACGCGTCTTTATCTGTCATATTATTGGTCCTCCTATGTTATATTGATATTCATAATCTTGATTGGTTATGAATAGTTTTTCTTTTGCTCTTGTTATACCTACAAAGAATGTTCTATGCTCCGGATCAGAATCTTTTTGAGCTGATTCGTAAATGATTCTTTCTAAATCTGTAAACAAAACAACGTTATCACATTCTTCACCTTTTACACTATGTATTGTAGATAATTTTATTCTAGCTGGTTTCATTAGATCTTCGCTCTTTAGAATCGTTCTAATGTAGTCTTTACTTGCTTCTGGAAAGTTTAGTGTTTCCCAGCCCCCCGCCGCTCGCAACCCGTGGTGTTCTCTCAGTCCTTCTATATTAATCGAGTCAATAGTTCCTAGAGTCTTGCCACTTGCGTAGCCTCGTATTAAATGTCCTTGTTTAACTGTTAGATACTCCCATAAATCTTTTACTTCATCTTTATTCACGAAGGCACCTTGATTAAGTCTTATCCAGGTCCTATATGCATTTAACATTTTACCAGGTAATAATTCTTGAGCTTTAGAATCAAACCTTAAATTTAAATCATACAAGTGCTCTCGTAATCTCTCCATCATTTTATTTGTTCTAGTTAGTATCATCCAGTTGCCTTTAGATAAATCTAAGGAGAAAAAATCTACGTTATAAATAACTTTACCATCAGCATCTCTTGGCTCCCATTTCTTAGCTAAACGAGTTGTCATGTGAGGAAAAATAGATTCTGCTAGTTTGTGTATTTTTCTAGGAACTCTACGCGATTGTATTTGTGGATCTAAATGCCCTTTTAAGTTTATAAATATAGAGGGATCTGCACCTTGAAATGTGTAAATAGTTTGATCATCATCCCCTGCAATGTAAGAACGAGCACACTTACTCTCTATGTAAAAGAACATGTCCCACTGCAGAGGACTTAGATCTTGGGCTTCATCGAGGAAAACACAGTGTAGTGGTGGACACTTGTCTCCCTCGACAAACTTGGAAATCATATCAGAAAATTCAAACATACCTGTTTGATCTTTGTATGTTTGTAGATCTGCATAGATTTGTTCTGTTAACCAGATATCTACACTGTAGTGTAAATCAAGTTCTACAGCAGCGTCAGCTAATGACAGCTTTTTATTTCTGGCGTATTCTATAATTTTCATGTGAGAGTTTTTATATTGTGGATACCCTGATTCGTTAATGTAACTTTCAAAAGATAGATCAGCACATATGTTAGAAAAATTTTTAAAACCTTTCCATTTCTCATTCTTTAATAGATACGTTGTTGGATTTAAATCAGCTCCATCACAACCATATGCATGCATGGTGCTCACAGCAACTTTATCATTTGTAATTCTTTTTTTAGCTTCATCAGCTGCAGCGTTACTAAAAGCTATGTATGCAATTTTATCAGGTGGAGTCATTTTTAACTCAGCCTCTAAGTAATGCATCAGCCTATGTGTCTTACCTGTACCTGGTGGTCCTGGTATTATTGTTCTACGCAAAAGGTGGCTCCTTCATTTTATCTTTCCTAACAATAGGTTTGTTAATATCTTGTTGTGATACTTCTATGTATCTAACACTCTTGTTATTTATTTTGCCGCCAACTTCTTTTGCACCAAATAAATTTTCTAACATTCTTGCTGTCTTTTGTTTTGTGTATTGTTTATCAGGCCATGATTTAGTTCGTAATAAATACTTCCAAAAATCTTTAAATTTAAAATAACTTATACCATCTTCAGTAAATGAAAGACCACGTAGTATGTCTTTCCAATCTTTACCTGGTATTTTATTTGTATATTCACTTAACAGATCTTTTAGTTGTACATCTATCTTAGTAGACTCTGGAGCTTCTATCGGTATTGTTTCTTTCAGTAATTTGTTTATTGCCTTTCTCCATATGTGTTTACCGATTGGTGGCATGGCTTGGTTAATTTGTTCTAAACATTTCAGTGAAAATTTGTCAGGCTCATGTAGTTCTGATGAATCAACTTCTACTTGTTTATCACCTATTGTTACATAAAATAATGGTGGATCTGAATCATACTTTTGTATTTCTTTTATTTCTGCACCAGGTAATTCATCATCACCTACACCATATTCTTGTAGTACACATTTTTTAGAATTACAGAAAGATGCAATAGGTTCGTCTTTACATTTATATTGATAGTCTTTACCATCTATGGATTTTATTAAGGCATCTATTTCTTTTTTATCTAACGGTGGTTGACAATAAGATTCATTGTATTTAAAAATTTTTGTATCCCAGTCTGTATATCTCTTTTTACAATACACACCAAAATTATAGATTGCGTTGTTTCTTTGACCATTAGGTATACCTTGTTTTGCAATTGATACTAAACATGGTGGTGCACCTTTTAATAAATCATCCGAATCTTTTTCTTCTTTAATCTTTAAATTGCTTAACTCTTTTTCTGATAGTGCAATACGATTATGATGTAGAAAAAATTCTGACAATGTCATCGCAGAGCCGTCCTCTTTGATAGCATATCTAGTTGTCATCTTCGCATTATGATATGGCAGATTTAAAAAACTACCTGTGCCACCCTTTTGCATATCAACTTGGTTTTGTTTCGGAAATATCTCTGCTCTAGAATAACCCAATATGGCCGCCATGTCTTTTAGTTTAGATCTAAACAATGCTGCAGGTGCAAACTCTTTTGTAAATAAAAATACGTGAGCACCACCAGACTTAGATCTAAATACTGTTAGAGGAAATTTGTGTTTGTTAATTTTTGTAATTAATTGTTTGTGATCAAAGCCATTGTATAAATCAATATCTATACAGGCCCATTGACATTTGTTTTGTTCGTTGATCGGTATAATACCTAACGCTGGATCTTTACCGTCCAAATGTTCTTGAAACATTTGTGTGCTTGGAGTTTTCTTTATTATAAAAGATTTTGTTTTGTGTTTACCTCTGTCATCAAACTCATCTGTCTTTCTAGTTTGACCATAGGCACTAAACGAACCCGCAAATATATTTAAAAATCTATCTAATTCTGTCATCACCACTTTGTGTTTCGGGGGGTGTGGAGTTATGGATCACAACCCCCAAAATCATTTATGCTTTATTCTTGATGCCTTCGTAGAACTTCTTCGCTCGTTCGTACATGTTGACATCTTCTAGCATTCCAACTTTTTCAACGTTGTAGCCATACCATTGATTACCTTTACCTGTATTTAATACAGAAGATAATTTGTATATGTGGCTAAACGATGGTGGTGTATAAGGACCATTCTTACCATCTAAACTAATAGACTTCATCATGGAGTTCCATTTTCTGCTGACTTTACCTTGAGATGAACTCATAGATATCATCGCAGTTTCAGAACCTCTGTCACCTATAATAATTACAAAGTGTTGACCAACAGTTAAGATGTAATTACCATTCTGTAATCTATCTTTACCATCAGGTCCTTTTGTAGTTTTTTCTAGAATATCCGAAGTGTCTGGATAGATCATTTCAGGTCTACCTGAACCTGTTCCATAATCTGCCCATTCTTGATATTCTAATTTATAATGACATGGAATAACCTGTATTCCTTTATCACCATTGTATAACTGTTTCGTAACAGTGTTTAAGAACATACCAGGTTCTGCGCCTTCAACGTAATTTTGATTACGCTTCTGTGCTTCTGCTGATCCATTCTGTAAAAGTTTCAAGATAGGTGGAGCCAGACTTTCTGTCTTCACGTTCTCGAAACCCATTTGTGCATCTGCTTCAAATAATGAAGCGGATGGAAGATTACTCTTCTTGTTAGCTACTTGTTTCGCGTCACTCATTTCTAGTTTCTCCTTGTTATTTTTGTTTGGTTACCTTCAAACGGTTTAAATAGGTCGGCAGGAACGTCTTGTCCAGATTCAAGTCGTTCCCTGACCAGTGCCTTGAGTGTCATTGGGTTCACTCCAATCTTCTGGACAGGTTCGAACCCATTGCCTCGTGCAAGGTTAGCATATTCTGCTGCCTTGTTATCTTCGCCACGACCAAAGGTAACGGTAATGTCATTTTTAATAACATCACCTAGACCGTTGTTACGAAGCCATGTAAAAGCTGCTTCCTGTTGATCTTTAGGAATAGAAGCGCCGTAGACTTTTTTTATTTCTACTGACTCGCCATCTTTCAG